ATGACACCAGAACAAAGAGCATACATACTATATAACAAATATACAAAAGCATATAATAGATTTGTTGTATCAGGTTATATCAAACAAGGTTTAGATGAATGGAAACAAATAGCTATTGAATTAGGTAAGTTGTATAAACAATAAACAAAAACTATTATTTTTAATTTGAATAATCAAATTTTTTCAAGATGAATGATAATAACTATGGTGGCAAAAGAGAAGGTGCAGGTAGACCATCAAAAGCAGAAGAAGTAAAACTAATTGAAAGATTAAAACCATTAGAAGAAAAAGCATTTAAAGCATTAGAAGCTGGATTAGATGCTGGTGATTTTAAATTCACACAATTATTTTATAACTACTATGCTGGTAAACCAAGAGAAACAAAAGATGTTAATGTTACAACAGAACAACCTATATTTGATATAAACGATTTAGATGAATTGTAAGCAATAGTTTTATGGAGTTTATATTAACTACTGCAATTAAAAAGTTATTACGTTTAAAGCAACGTATTAAAGTTATTAGAGGTGGAACATCAGCTGGTAAAACATTTGGTATTCTACCTTTATTAATTGACAAAGCAATTAAAGAACCTAATTTAGAAATAAGTGTTGTATCTGAAAGTATACCACATTTGCGTAGAGGTGCATTAAAAGACTTCTTAAAGATTATAATGGCATTAGGTAGGTATAATGATAGTCAGTTTAATAAGTCTACTTTAAAGTACACATTTGCAAATGGAAGTTATATTGAATTTTTTAGTGTTGACCAACCAGATAAATTAAGAGGTGCAAGAAGAAACATACTTTATGTTAATGAGTGCAACAATATAGATTTTGAAAGTTATTATCAATTAGCAATTAGAACTTCAGGTGATATATGGTTAGATTATAATCCTACTTCAGCATTTTGGGTTGACAAAGAAATATTAACGCAATCAGATGTTGATTTTATTACATTAACCTATTTAGATAATGAAGCATTATCAGAAACAATAGTACAAGAAATAGAAGCAGCAAAAGTAAAAGCATTAACATCTACATATTGGTCAAACTGGTGGCAAGTTTATGGTTTAGGTCAAACAGGTTCTTTAGAGGGTGTATGTATTCCAGATTGGCAAGAAATAGATTTACCAACTGATGCAAGAATATTATGTTACGGAATGGACTTTGGTTATAGTAATGACCCAACAAGTTTAGTAACTATGTATAAATATAATGATGCTTATATATTTGATGAAGTAATTTATAAGAAGGGATTATTGAATAGTGAAATATCAAATCTATTAAAAGCAAATAATGTAAACGAAATTGTTTACGCTGATAGTGCTGAACCAAAATCAATAGCTGAATTAAACAGTTATGGTCACAATGTGTTACCAGTTACAAAAGGAAAAGATAGTATCTTATTTGGTCTTAATTTAATTAATCAAAACAAAGTCTATGTAACATCAAGAAGCAAGAACTTAATAAATGAATTAAGAAACTACATTTGGCAAACTGATAAAACAGGAATTAAAATGAATAGACCAATAGACGCATATAATCACGCAATAGATGCTATGCGTTATGCAATGACAAGTCAATTAGAAAACCCACATAAAGGAAACTATTTTATATACTAATAATATTATATTGTTATTTTAAGTGTATTTAATACTTTTAACATTCAAAATATATACAAAATAACATTATAATATCATTTTACTAATGACTTACGGACAAATAATAGCAGCAATACAATGTTATATACATCACGTTAAAGGAATAGAAGTTCAAATTAACTTACCAAGAAATGTAGGTGAAATAAAAAAGATGAAACAAATGTATAATGTAGCAGCACAATATTTAGAATAATGAAAGAAGAAGAAGATGATTTGATATTTGAGAATATGGAATTTGAACAAGCTGATACAAGATATGAAATTATATCTATGTGCAATCAAGCATTAAGTTCAGTTGAAGGTTTTGATACAGGAATGATAAGCAAAGAAGATGCATTTAAGATTAAAGAAATAAAAAGAAAGTCTTTAGCATTAATTGATTTATATATTGGAATGATATATGATGAAAACTTTGAAACGTAACTTATAAGTTACTATGTTAAATAAATGTTAAAATGTATTTTATTTAAAACAATATAATTATATTTGTATCAAATAACAAACAAATGAAAACATATATGACAAAGTATTGCATAACTTACTGGACTGAAAGAAATGATGAAAGTACAGATGTAGAATTAATAATCTATGCTTATAATGAAATAGATGCACAAAGAAAATTCTATGATATGAATATAGTACATAAGAAAATAGAAAGTGTAAAAGAATTGGTTTAAATTTAGGTTAATAATGGTTGAAGAAAGACTTGCAGAAATGTAGGTCTTTTTTTTGTTTAATACAATTTAGACTTTATTTTATTTTTAAATAAAAAACAATGAAGTTACAGATTACAATACCAACAAGTTTAGAAGAAATAACATTAGAGCAGTATCAAAAGTTTTTATCTATTGCAAAAGATAATCCAGATAGTGAGTTTCTTCAACATAAAATGGTTGAAATATTTTGTGGTATAGATTTAAAGAATGCTGCTAAAATAAGTTTTAAAGATGTTAATGAAATAACAAATAATTTATCAAATCTATTCACACAAAAATATGATTTGAAAAGAACATTTAAATTAGGTAATACAGAATTTGGATTTATAACTAATCTTGATGAAATAACATTAGGTGAATATACTGATTTAGATAAGTACATAAGTAATTGGGATATGATGCACAATGCAATGGCAGTATTATACAGACCAATAACAAAGAAGTTAAAAGATAAATATCAAATAGAAGAATACAATGGTAGTTATACATATTGTGATGCTATGAAGTTTGCACCAGTTGATGTTGTATTAGGTGCTGTGGTTTTTTTTTACAATTTAGGCAACGAATTGTTGAAGTCTACGATACATTATTTGGAGAACAATCAGGAATTTCAGAATATAGTAAACAATCACAATTTGGAAGTAAATGGGGTTGGTATTCATCATTCTATGCTATTGCTCAGGGAGATGTTAGAAGATTTGAAGATGTTTCCAAACTTCGATTATCAGTTGCATTAACATTTTTAACATTTGAGAAAGAAAAGAACGAAATAGAAACAGAATTAATAAGAAGCAAATAATGAAAGGATTTTACCAAATAACAACAGCAATTAAAGACCAACTATATAAAGATATATTTGTAAATACAGTTTCATCTGGTGATATATTTGAAATCGATTTAAACAAGCAAACTATATTTCCTTTATCACATATAATTGTAAACAATGCAACATACAATAGCAACACTTGGTTGTTTAATATATCAGTTCTATGTATGGATGTTGTAGACTTTAGCAAGACTGAACAAACAGACCAGTTTTTAACAAATGATAATGAACAAGATGTTCTGCATACTCAACTAATGGTTATTAATAGATTATTAGAAGTATTAAGAAGGGGAAGTTTATTTGATGATTTATATCAGTTACAAGGCACACCAAATTGTGAACCATTTGTAGATAGATTTGAAAATAAGATAGCTGGATGGACAGTTACATTTGATGTTATAGTTTCTAATCAAATGACAAGTTGCGAAAATGAATGCTAATAATTTAAAAAATACTAAAGAAGTTTTAGAAGCATATAAAAAATATGTTATTCAACAAGCAAGAAGTAACTTATCTAAAAGCAATAAGAACGTTTCTAAACAACTTTATAATGAAATTAAAGGCGAAGTAGTATATGAAAATAATTATTACATATTAGGGTTTAGTATGCCTGATTATGGCTTTTATCAAGATGAAGGTGTTAAAGGTGCAGACCCATCACAAGTATCAAAGAACGCAAAGATAAAAGGACAACAAGCACCAAACAGTAGATTTAGTTTTAAAAGAAGAATACCATCAGCACCATTTGAACAATGGGCAAAGTTTAGAAACATAAGATTAAGAGATGCAAAAGGTAAATTTGTAAAAGGTAATTATAAAACAATAGGTTATATTATAGCTAAAAATGTATGGGCTCGGGGAATTAAACCTTCTTTATTTTTTACTAAACCATTTGAAGCTGGATATAAGAAATACATAAATACAGATTTAATAAAAGCATTTGGAAGTGATATAGAAACATTAATAGATTACACATTAACAAAAAAATAAAATGGAAGTAATATTTGTAAGAAGCCCTTATTTTATAGAAGTAGATGAAACAAGCCAACTTGAAAGTAAAGTTGAATTATTTATATGGAATAAAGGTGAAAGTGAACCAGCAACCGCAACTTATACTTTAAGCAAAAAAGCAGCATCAGCTACACAAACTAAAAATATATATAATATATCAAATTACGTTAAAGAGTTTATTAATATAATTAGTCCATCTAATTCAATTTTAGGTGAAGAAAATAATAATAATTGGTGCTATGTTAAAATAAAAAGATATTATTCAACTACTGCTAATAATCCAACACCAACTTTATTAGATACTACAACTTATATAGCCACAAATGGTTATACAAGTTATTTAGATGGTTATAATAATTCAATAGATGATACATTTATTCCAATGAATTTATTTCAGCAGAATAAAGTATATAAATATTATGAAAGTGGTATTACTGATTTTCCTTATTTAACTTTTTTTATTGATTATATAAATGATGCAGATGTTTATGAAGTTATATATTATAATTTTGATACTACACCTTTAGAAGAAGGTGGGATATTTTTATCTGGTTCACCTGAAGAAGAATATTTATATAAAATACCAATAAGACCAGATGATATAAATTTTATTAATGGTAATAAAATAGAAATATTAAAGAATGATACAGTTTTAGCAACTTATATTTTTAAAGCAGAATGTGAAACTAAATATAATCCTATAAGAGTAGATTACATAAACAAATTAGGTGCTTGGGATTTCATTACATTCTTTAAAGCAAGAACTGAAAATTGGGAAGTTAAAAATAAAGAATACCAATTATTACCAGATGATGTAAACTATAATCAATTAAGAGGTGAAAGTAAAGCATTCAATTATGAAGCTAAACAATCTATAAAAGTAAATACAGGTTGGATTGAAGAATATTATAATGAATTGATAAAAGATTTAATGGTTTCAGAAACTATAATATTATATGACTATGAAACAGAAACACAAAAGCCAGTTAAATTAAAAACAATGACAACTGATTTAAAAACTTCTTTGCAAGACAAGATGATTAATTACCAAATAGATTTTGAGTACAATTACAATCAAATTAATAATGTAATATAATGGAGTTATATATTTACGTTGATGATGTCGCACATAGAGTTGAAATGTTTCAAGATGAAAAAGTTTCAGTAACTTCTACTATACAAAATTATCAAGATATTGGAAAACTATTTACGGACTATTCACAATCATTTACTATTCCAGCATCACCTACAAATAATGCTATATTTTCACATTGGTATGATAATGCAGTTGATAATGGATATGATGCAAGAATAAGATACAATGCATTTATTGAAATAGAAACAATACCATTTAAAGAAGGTAATGTACAATTAGAAAAAGCAAATAAAAAGAATGGTTATATTGAAAGTTATACGCTTACATTTTATGGAAATTTAACACAATTAAAAGATAAGTTTGGTGAAGATAAATTAAATAGTTTAGATTTTAGTTCTTTAAATCATATTTATAATGCTTCAACAATTATAGGTAAAATAACTTTAACAAGTAGTAGTGATGTAAGGTATCCATTAATAGGAAATACAAGAAAGTTTGAATATAATACCGGAACTGCTTTTGATATTACTACAAATACAGGTGCTATTAAATGGTATGATTTATTTCCAGCAGTACCTATAACATCAATATTAGATTTCATAGAAACAAAATATGGTTTAACATTTACAGGTAATTTTTTAAACTATTTACAATTTTCAAAATTGTATATGTTAATGAAAAATAGTGAATTACCAAGAGCTTATAATTCAGGTATATTTTATCATTTAATTTCTTTTTCTAATACTGCTACTTTTCCAGAATATAATACAAGTACAGATGTGCTTACTACTGATTGGAATAGTATTTATTTTCCTGTTGGTTCTTACAGTGTTAATTTAAATAAAAGAATTATAATTGCTTTTAAAACATTTGTTTCTGCACCATATTTATCAACAAATTATAAAGTTGAATTATTACAAGATGGTATAGTTATAAAAAGTTTTGATAATTTAATAGGAAATCAAGAATTAATATTATTAGATGTTAGACAATCTGAAGACCCAGCAAGTCATCAATATAAAGTTAAAATTTCTCCATTAGGTGATTTTACATTTTTAAGTCAATTATCTATTGTTAGAAAAAATTCTAATGGTGATAGAACAACAAATTCAAACAATTATGGAAGTTCAGCACCAAATGGACAATCAATAATTGCAACACAAAACATAGTTAATTATGCTCCTGATATTAAAGTAGCAGATTTTTTTATGGGATTAGTTAAAATGTTTAATTTAATTATTACACCAATTAATGCAACTACATTTAAATTAGAACCATTAGAATTATATTATCAAGCTGGTCAAATAAAAGATTTAACACCATTTATTTATGCTGATGAATTAGATATTGAAAAGCCAAAACTATTTAAATCAATAGAGTTTAAATATGAAAAATCTGAAAACATTTTAAACAATGCATTTAGAGGTTTATTCAATAGAGAATATGGTGATTTAACTTTTGATAGTGCTTCAATTTCTGAAACAAGTAAATATGAAATTAAACTTCCATTTGAAGATGTAATGTTTGAAAGAGCAACAGGATATAATTTTCAAACTGCAACATTATTAAACAAAGATTTACAAAGTTATACACCTAAACCAATATTAATGTATGATAACGGAATAGCTAATGTATCTATTTCTCCTAATTCTCCTATAAAAATATTTAATGGAAGTACTTATGTAAGTATAAATAATTATAGAAGATTTAATAATGATATTGCTTTAGGTGCAACTGATTTAAGTTATATTAATACTACAAATTTTGGTGAAGAAGTTTCTTCTTGGTTTTTAACAGTAGCACCAAATGGATTGTACAAAAGACACTATGAACAATATATTGCAAATCTATATAATCAAAAGACAAGAGTTTTAAAAGCAAAAGCAAAATTAGAACCACAAAATTTAACTAACTTAAGATTAAATGATAGGATAGTAATAAGAGACAATAGATATATTATAAATTCTTTTACTACTGATTTAACAACTGGTGAGGCAAACTTTGAATTAATAAATGATTATAGAGTATTAGGTTTTAATAGTGTTGGTTATAGATTTTCTAACATAGAATTATTAAGTATAGATAATACAGAACAAGAATTTCAATTAGATATATATTTAGGAATGTTTAAACAATTTTCAATTAAAACACTTTCAGGTTTTATTTCATCACCAACAAGTGGTGTTCAATATGAAGATACAAGTATTATTGTTACAATAGATGAAAATTTAACTGGTGTTGAAAGAACTGAAAATATAACTATAACATATAGAGATTTTGACAATAATGATTTATTAATAGATATACCAATAATACAAAACGCATAATGATAAAGTTAATACTTGAAATGCTACAATTAGATGAGCATTACGGACAATCAGAAACAATAGAAATTGCAAAGGGTAAGTATGAATTACCAGCAACTTTTTCAGATACACTAAAGCAATTTAAACGACAAATAAAAGAAAGAAAAAATGGCTGAAATTATTGAAGTAGATTTAGAGATTAATTCAAATTTAAATGAAACTGAAAAATCTTTAGGAAGTTTAAGAAACCAATTAAGACAAGCACAAGCAGATGTTTTAGAATTATCTGAAAAGTTTGGTGCAACAAGTGAACAAGCTATTGAAGCAGCAAGAAGGGCAGCAGAATTAAGAGATAGAATTGGTGATGCAAGAGATTTAACAGATAGTTTTAATCCTGATAGTAAATTTAAAGCATTAGCAAATGCTGCTAATATTGCTGCTGGTGCATTATCTGGTTTTGAAGGTGTTATGGGAATGGTTGGCGTTGAAAGTGAAGATGCACAACAAGCTATATTAAAAGTTCAATCTGCATTAGCAATATCACAAGGATTAGAAGTTTTACAAGAAATACCAGATGCTTATGAAAACATAAAAGCAGTAGCAGTTGATGCATTTAGAGCAATTAGAGGTGCAATAGGTGCTACTGGAATAGGTTTATTAGTTATTGCTTTAGGTGCTTTATATGCTAATTGGGATGCGTTAAAAAAATTAGTAGGAGATAGTATTCCAGCATTAAAAGAAGGAACTAATCAATTTGATAAATTAAAAGAAGTATTTTTCGGAGTAGGAAATGCAATAGTTCAATATTTATTAACCCCATTTAAAGCAGTTTTAAAATTATTACAATTAGATTTTAAAGGTGCAATACAAGAAATAAAAAACGGTGCTGATGTAATTGGTAATTATGAAAAAGGTGCAGCAAAAGAAAGACAAGACCAAAATGATGCTTATGCAAAAGCAAGATTAGAAAAGCAAATTAAAAATAAAGAAAATGAAATTGCAATAGCTAAAGCATCAGGAAAAGATACTTATAATTTAGAAAAAGATAATTTACATAGAAAACTACTTTTAAATAAAGGCAATCAAGAAGAACTTGAAAAAATAAGACAAGAAGAAAGAGTATTAGATGCTACACATAAAAAATCATTAGAAGATAAACAGAAAGCACATAATGATGAATTAAAAAAGAAACGTGATGAAGCAGCAGCAGAAGAAAAAAAGAAACGTGAAGAAGCAGAAAAAGAACGTGCTGATGCTGAAAATGCGAGAGGTAGAGCAGCAGAAGAAGAATATGATGCATTTCAAAAAAAACAATTAGATGATTTAGAAGAAGAATTAAATAATATTGTTGAGTTTGATGAAAGAGTTGCTGAAAATAACAAAAAGAAAAAAGATAAAGAATTAGAAGCAGAAATAGCTTTTGCTCAACAAAAAAAGGATTTACAAGATGCACAAATAGGTGTTTTAGAAGGTGCAGTTGGATTATTATCTTCAATAGCTGGTAAAAATAAAGCATTACAAAAAGCAGCAATTATAGCTGAAAATGCATTAGCTATTGGTAAAATGTTTATTAATACAAGTGCTTCAAATATAGCTGCTACTTCACAAGGTGCTGCATTAGCAATACCAACACAAGGTGCATCTGTTGCTGCTGCTGCAAGTTTAGTAGCTGCAAATAATATTAGTTTAGGTATAGGTGTAGCAAGTTCTATTGCTGCAACTGCTAAAGCATTAAGTGCAGTAGGTGGTGGTTCAGCTGGTGGTGGTGGCGGAAGTGCTACTTCAAGTAGAGGTGGTGCTGCACCACAATTTAACGTAGTAGGAAATAGTGGTGTAAATCAATTAGCAGAAACAATGCAAGGAAGGTCAGCACAAGCACCAATACAAGCCTATGTTGTAGCTAATGATGTAACAACTGCACAGGGTTTAAATAGAAACATAGTAACCAATGCAAGTTTAGGATAGTTAAAACCAACATTAAGTATTAAAAACATAGTTAATGATACTTATTTAAAACAAAATATAAATAATTTAATTTTTAAAAAAAAGTAAGATGAAGAAATTAGAAACTATTTATTTAGATATAGATGAAGAAAATATCCAAGATGGTATAGATGCTATTAGTTTAGTTAAATTTCCAGCTATTGAAGAAAATTGGGTTGCACTAAATGAACACAAAGTAGAATTAAAAACTATTGATGAAGATAAAAGAATAGTTATTGGTTTAGCTTTAATTCCAGAAAAAGATATTTACAGAAGAAATGGTGATTATGAATATAACATTCGTTTCTCAAAAGAAACAGTTAGAAAAGCATCAGAACTTTATTTAAAGAAACTTAAAATACATAATTCAACATTAGAACACGACAAAAAAACTGAAGGTGTTTATACAATAGAAAGTTGGATAGTTGAAGATGTTAAAAAAGATAAATCAGCTATTTACAATTTAAATGCAGTTGAAGGTGCTTGGGTTGTTGTTCAAAGAATAGACAATGATGAAGTTTGGAATGATGTTAAAGAAGGTAAATATCAAGGTTATTCTATTGAAGGATATTTTTCTGAAAAAGCAGAATTAAATCTACAAGAAAGTAAAGAGCAAGAATTGATTGAAAAAATAAAACAAATACTAATAAATAACAAATAAATAAAATGAGTACGTTAAACAATGTTTTTAAAAAATTAGAACATACTGATAAAGTTTCTAAAGTTAATTTAGAAAGTCAAAGAGTAGAATTAGCTTTAATTGATGATTATTATTCTTCAGTTCAAAAAGCAATTTCAACTTATGTAAGTGCAGACACTAAATTAAAAGAATTAAAAAACTATGCTAAAACAATTAAAGATTTATTTGATAATTCAGGAGAACAAGTTTTATTAGCAAATAAAATATTTGATAATGTAAAAAAACAAGCTGCTGATTTAGGTATTGAATTACCTAATGAATTAAAAAATAATAATAAAGATTTATTTGATTATGCTAAAAAAATAGATGCATCAATTAAATATTTAAATGAAATTAAATAGCTTTAATAAACAAATACTAATTAATGTTTAACATATTTAAAATGGGAAAGAATAAATACACAAGTCCAAAAGACGCAAAAAGAGGTTGTTTGTGTGATGATAGCACATATTCAGCAGAATGTTGCAAAGGTGAATTAATAAATCAAGGTATTGGTTCAACAGTAGCACAAGGTACTTCAACAGTAACAGTTGTTGATGGAGAAAGAACAATGGTTAGAACAAATGGCTAAAGTAAATTAAGGGTAGTTTAATAGCTACCCTTTTTTATTAATATTTACCACTTTTAATTAAATTATCTTTTGCCCATAAAGGTTGAAAATTTGTATAGTGATTTAATTTAATTACATCTTCTTCTGTTTTAGCCATAACTAATGGTTTTATATGGTCTAAATGCCATTTACCATAATTATTGAAATGCATATCTTCAGTAAATTTATTTTGAATAAAACATCTAAATTCATCTAATGTACAACCAAGTATTTGTTCTGTTGTATATTTTTTATTCCATAAAGAATTTTTTTTTCTTTTAAAACTTCCGCTTATTAAACTTCTGATGTTATTTTTAAATTTAAATATATGGTCTGTTTTTTTTCTTTGTTTAGTTCTAAAATTAATTATTTTATTTTCTATTGATGTAAATTTACCGCTTTGACAATCTTTACAAAGATTAATTATTATTTCATTTTTATAAAATAATATTTGTATATCATTTATATGTCTTTCATTTTTACAACATTTACATTCAAATAAATAATTATTTTCAATTAAATATAATTTAAAACCAAATTCAGTACCGCCTTTTTTAATATGATTATTAAATAAATATAAAATATTTTCTATATATTCTTTTTTTATTCTTAATGGTATATCTATTCCATCTTTATATTTTTTGTTTTTAATTTTTTTTTGTTCATTGATAAATCTTTTATCGTATTCTTCTTCCCAATTTATTTTATTAAAAAGTTTTTCAAGATTTTTTTTGTTTTCTTTTTTTGGTTCATACATATTATTTAAAAATAAATACCCCCTCTAATAGTACCGCCAAGTAAACTAAAAGAGAGGGATTTATAATACTTTAAATCTTGGCGGATTTCAATTACAAATATACAAAAATATAACAATATAAAAAAAATTTATTTTAATAAAAAAGAATATTGATAATAATATTTTAAAAAAGTAAATATGACACCAGAAGTAACAAAGATTGGTAACAAGTTATTTGACAAAGTAGAATTAGGTTCTAATAAAATTGAATTGGCTACTGTTTATGATGATTTAAAAGGTGCATTAGCTGAAGCAAATAAAGAAGTTATTAAAGCATTAGATTTAAAAAGTCAAGCTGCAAAATTAGCTGATATTTCTTTAAAAAAGAATAGAGAATTAATTAAAGAACTTGATAAAGCTGAAAAATTAATAAAAGATTTAGGATTAGATAGTGAATTAGCAAAAGTACAAAAGGCAAAAGCAGAAGTTTCAGGTAATATAAATGCAATAGATACAATAATAAATAGATTATTGTCAGTTTAATAAGTAAATAAATAAATATGAACGTAGTAAATCAAATCAAAGAACTTTTGGGTATGGATGTAAAACTTGCTCAAATGAAACTAATGGATGGTGTTACTGTTATTGAAGCAGAAACATTTGAACCAGAAATGGCAGTCTTTATTGTTAATGAAGATGAAAGAGTACCAATGCCAGTTGGCGAATATATGTTAGAAGATGGTAACGTATTAAAAGTAGAAGTAGAAGGTGTTATTGCATCTATTGAAATGCCAGTAGAAGAAGCACCTGAAGTTGAAGTAGAAGTAGAAACTACTAAAAAAGAAGAAGAAATGAAAGCTGAAGTAGCTGCACCAAAAAGAGTAGTTGAAAGTGTAACTAAAGAAATGTTCTTTTCTGAAATTGAAAAATTAAGAGCAGAAATTGCTGAATTGAAAAGTGTTAAAACAGAAGTAGTAGAATTGTCAAATGATAATATTGAAGTTTTATCACACAATCCAGAAGCAACTAATGAAGTTAAAATGAATTTATATTCAAGAAAAAGAAATGCTACAACATTTGATGTAGTATTGAGTAAATTAAATAAATAATAAAAATAAAAATTAAATAAAAAATGGCTACAACAACAAGTATTACAACAACCTATGCTGGAGAATTTGCTGGTAAGTACATATCTGCTGCATTATTATCTGCTTCTACTATCGAAAATGGTGGTATTGAAGTAAAACCAAACATCAAATACAAAGAAGTTATCAAGAAAATTGCAACTGACGGGATTGTTAAGAATGCAACCTGTGATTTTGATGCTACTTCTACTGTAACATTAACTGAAAGAATTATACAACCAGAAGAATTTCAGGTAAATTTACAATTATGCAAGAAAGATTTCCGTAGTGATTGGGAAGCCGTTCAAATGGGTTATTCTACATTTGATACTTTGCCACCTGCATTTGCTGATTTCTTATTAGCACACGTAGCTGCTAAAGTTGCTGAAAAAACAGAACAAAACATTTGGAAAGGTGCTACTGCTACTGCTGGTGAGTTTGATGGATTTGTAACACTTGCTACTGCTGATGCAACTGTTTTAGATGTAGCTTCTCCTGCTTCAGGTGGTGTAACTGCTGCTAACGTAATTGCTGAAATGGGTAAAGTAGTTGATTTAATTCCTGCTACACTTTACGGAAAAGAAGATTTGTATTTATACGTTTCTCAATCAGTTGCCCGTGATTATGTGCGTGCTTTGGGTGGTTTTGGTGCATCAGGTTTAGGTGCTAATGGTACTAATAATTTGGGAACACAATGGTGGAATAACGGAAGTTTATCATTTGACGGAATTAAAATATTTGTTTGTAATGGAATGGCTAACGATTATATGATGGCTGCACAAAAATCTAACTTGTTTTTTGGAACTGGTTTATTAGCAGATAGCCAAGAAGTTAAGTTAATTGATTTGGCTGATTTGGATGGTTCACAAAATGTAAGAGTAGTAATGAGATTTACTGCTGGTGTACAATACGGAATTGGTTCAGAGATTGTACTTTACACTCCTGCAGCATAATCATAAATAAATAAATTTTAAAAGGGTGGTGGAATAAACACCACCTTTTTTTTAACTTTAAAAATATATAAATATGGCTTGTGATATTAGTTTAGGTAGATTAGAACCTTGCAAAGATAGCAATGGTGGATTAAAAGCAGTTTACTTTGTAAATTGGGGTGAACTTGGTGGTGTTACTTATGGAACTGGTGACAATACTGATGCAATAGAAGAAAACAATGCTGATGCACCAGTAGATGCTTATAGATATGAGTTGAAAGGTACTTCATCTTTTACACAAACAATTACATCTTCAAGAGAAAATGGTACTACATTCTTTCAACAAGAATTAGCATTAACTTTAAAAAAATTATCAATAGTAGACCACAAACAAATTAAACTTTTGGCTTATGGTAGACCACAAGTAATTGTTGAAGATAACAATGCAAATTTCTTCTTTTGTGGATTAGAACACGGAATGGATGTAACAGGTGGAACTATTGTAACCGGTGCAGCTATGGGTGATTTGAGTGGATATACATTAACACTTACAGGAATGGAACCAGTACCAGCTAACTTCTTATTAAATAGTTTAGCTGCAAGTAATTTTAATGTAATTATTACAGATTAATAATTGTTTTTTTGTTTTTTAATTAAGGGGTGTTTAGGCATCCCTTTTTTATTTTAAAACAATTTTAACTTACTTTTATTTTTAAATAAAAAGATAATGATAATTTTAAAAGAACAAGAAGAAGCACAATCTTTGAAATTCATTCCAAGACAATACAAAGCAACATCAATAGTTTTGGTAAATGAAATGACAAATGAAAGCACTACTATATCATCTGATTTTTATATAGATGGTTATTATCTATACACAACAGCTACATTTGATTTAATAGAAGGTAATTTTTATACATTATCTATTCTTAATGATACTGATGTAGTTTATAAAGACAAAATATTTTGCACAAATCAAGTTATTGCTAATTTTTCAATTAACGATGGTCAATATGTAGCAAATCAAACAACTAATGATTATATAGTTTATGAG